GCCCGGAGCATCGTCATCGACGAGGACGACGTGATCCTCGCCGGGAATGGTGTGACGGCTGCAGCGCTGGCAGCGGGCATCACCACGGTGCGCGTCATCGACAGCGCGGGCGATGAATTGATTGCGGTCCGCCGTCGTGGCCTAACGGCACTCCAGAAACGCGCGCTGGCGCTCTACGACAACCGCACGTCAGAGCTCGCGGTGTGGAACAACGACCAACTCGACGCCGATGCAGCGGCCGGTCTGGACTTCCGGCCGTTCTGGACCGAGCAAGAGGAAGCCGAGTTACTGCGACGCGTGCCCACGTTTGGGCCGGTCAGCGCCGAAGAGCAGGGCCGACTCGATGCCCAACATCCGATCACCTGTCCGCACTGTGGGGCGCAGTTTGTCCAGCAGCGCTAACGACCTCCGGCTCGCATGGTGCAGTCACGAGGCGGCGCGCTACGCCGTCACGCACTGGCACTATTCGAAGTCGATGCCGACCCCGCCCGTGGTGCATGTGGGCGTGTGGGAGCGTGACGTCTACACCGGCTGTGTGCTGTTCAGTCGGGGCGCGAACAAAAACCTCGGGCATGCGTTCGACCTGGCCCAGACGGAAGTGTGCGAGCTCGCGCGCGTGGCGTTGAATCGCGGGCATGTCGCGCCAGTCTCGCGCGTGGTCGCCATCGCGATCCGGCTGCTGAAAGCCAAAGAGCGCGGGCTGCGCTTGATCATCAGTTTCGCGGATCCGGTGCAGTCGCACGTCGGCGGCATCTATCAGGCGGGGAACTGGATTTACACCGGCACGACGCAACCCGGGCAAGTGTTCATCGACCGCGCGGGCCGACGCTGGCACCCGCGCCAGTGCTCGGCCACGGGCCAGAAACCGCAGTACGGCCAGATGCGCTACGCGCCGAAAATGTCGGAATGCGAGAAGGTGCCGACGCCGGGGAAACATCGCTACGTGATGCCGCTGGACGACGCGATGCGCCGACGTGTGGTCACGCTCGCGCAGCCCTATCCGAAACGCGACCGAAGCAGAGAGAACGCTGCGGCCCCACCAAGGGCAGAGGGCGGTGGAATTCCGACCCGGTCGCTCCAATGAGAGGGCGCAAACCGAAACCGACCGCGAAAAAAAAGTTGGAAGGCAATCCTGGTCGCCGTCCGTTGAACGCGGACGAACCGCAGATGCCCGCGCCAGCGCCGGCGCTCGACCTCACCCCGCCGCTCGAGCTCGCGGGCGATCTGATCGCAGCGGCCGAGTGGTCGCGCGTGTTGCCGCTGATGCGCCACGCGCACGCAATCACCGAAGGGGATCGGGGCGCGCTGCTCGCGCTCTGTCAGCAATGGAGTCGGTATCTGCGCGCGCAAGGACGCGTCGGCGAGGCGATGGTCGTCAAGTCGCCGAGCGGCTATCCGATGCCGAATCCCTACATCGGCATCGCGAACAAAAGCCTCAACAACTGCGTGCGGCTGTGGGTCGAGCTCGGGCTGACGCCGAGCGCGCGCAGTCGCGTGACCACCGCGCCAGGCAGCGCGTTCCCTGATGATGCGTTCGCCGAATTCGATGATCCGCCGACGACGACGCCGCACTAACACGAGGGACTGATCATGCCGACCGACAACGAGACCACCACCACGCCGTCACCGTGGCTCACGGCGCGCGAAGCCGCGCAGCGCGCGAAGTGCGGGATCAAAACGCTCTATGCCGCCGTCCACGCGGGACGCTTGCGCGCGGCACGACTCGGCGTGCGCCACGATCTGCGCTTCCACGTGTCGTGGGTCGACGAGTGGCTGAACAAAGTGAGCACCGTCAACCCCGATGCCCCCGGCGACGACGTCACGATCACGGCCTTTCGTCGCACCAAGTAGATCAACCATATGGTTCGAAACCGGGCGGAAATGCTGGTGTTTGCCCGGCCGTTGACTAAACCATATGGTTTCGGTAGGCTTGTCTCATGATGACGACGACGACGACAGCGAAACGCCAGCGCGCCGACGGCACGTGGACGATGACGACCGAAGCCTACGACGCGATCTGGTACTGGCCGGTGGGGACGCGCGTGCGCGTGACCATCGCGGGCCAGCTGTTCGCGGGCGTGGTGGTCAAAGAGAATTCCACGACGGTGCGGGTGGCGTTCGACGATGGGGTCGAGCACCTCCGGAACGGGCTGGTCGCGAAACGCCACCCCGCGCTCGCGCGCGCGTGAATGCAAACCATATGGTTTGCGTCTAACTAACTCGAAACGAAACGAAACTGAGGACAACGATGGCCACGAAAGACACGACTTACAACGGGTGGACGAATTACGAAACGTGGGTGATTAACCTGTGGATGGACAACGAGCAGAGCGAACAGCAGCACGCGCACGAGCTCGCGCGCGACGCGTGGGGCGCGACTGACGACGCCGACGACGCGCTCGACCGCGCGCACGAAGCCACGACCCGCCTTGCGACGATGCTCGAACGCCAGTATGACGACGAGCAGGTCGAGTTACTCGACTATGCCAAGCGTGGCGCGTCGGTGTGGTCGGACCTGATGTCCCACGCGCTGGGCAACGTCAACTGGGCCGAGATTGCGGGCCACCTGATCGAAGCCGTGCAGGAGGCCGCGTAATGGAACGCACGATCCGCGAGTTGATCGACGAGCTCGAAGACCTCGCCGAAGAGCACGGCGACCAAATGGTCGTCAGACTGGCCCAGCAACCGCGCTGGGCGTTCGAATACAGCGTCGGCGACGTCGCCGTCGTCACGCCGACGCGCAAGGGCGCCGCGCGCGCCACCATCGAGGGCGCGCCGATCTGCTACATCGGCGAAGGCCGCCAGCTTGGCTACTTGTCGGGCGCCGCGTCGGTGGCGCTGGGCTGGTCCGAGTCGAGCGACGACGACGACGACGACGCCTGCGACGCGTGCGGGCAGCACCATCCGTGCTCGTGCGACGAGAACGACCAGCGACCCGGAGGCCAGTCATGACGACCAACACGCCCCTCTGGGTGCGCGAGCATGGCCGCGCGTGCGACGTGCCCGACCAGATCGCGCACGATCCGCGACTGATCGACATCTCGTGGCATAACGACGTGTCGCCGTCGTTCATGCTGGCGAGCGCTGACGGGATCGCAGAGATAGACGTCCGGTTGTGGGTCGCGCCCGTCAAGGTCGAGGATCGGGAATTCGACGGGCCACGCTTTCAAGTGTTCGACCACGCCCACAACGATTTCGTGATGTTCGCGAGTGAAACGGACATCGCGGGCGCGCTCGACGCGCTCGTGCGACTGACCAACGAAGCCGCCACGCGGCTACTGATAGGGGAATGACGATGCCGCTGGCCACGACCACGCGCCGCGCGGGACCCGTGCGGGGCTACTCGAAAGACTTCACGCCGAACGCCGAGACGGCGAAGCGGTATCTGCTCGACCTCATCCCCGCCGCGCTGTGGCTGCAGGTGCGCGCGAAAGCGAAGCGCGAGGGCGTCTCGATGCGCGCGCTGATTCTGCAACTGCTGACGGACTGGGTGAACGCATGATCGCCAACGACGACACCACGACCTGCGCCTGTGGGGCGACGTTTCTGCACTGGCAGGCGAGCGACCACCAGCGCCAGTGCCCGCAGACCATCGCCGACACGTTCGTCCGCTTGCTGCGCGCCGAGCTCTCGCCCGCTGCGTTCGCTGAGATGCAGCGCCGCAACCGCACGGCGCCCGCTGGCGTCTGCGCGTCCCACGACTTTTGTGACGCGAATATGGTCATGCTCGCGGCGTTCGAGGCGCACGAGCTCGTGCCGGACATGGACGATCCGACGCTCTGGAACGCGGCGTGGGAACGCGCTATGCCTGCGTTGACGACGGCAGGAGGTATCGAATGAGCGACGTCTGGAAGCGCTGCGACTGTCCCGAAGAGCGCCGCCCGAAGTGCCCGCACCCGTGGTACATGAAGCAATTCATGTGGCAGGGCGTCCCGTACGCGCCCAACCTGACGCGGCACGCGCGCGATTTTCTGCACGCGACGCTGACCACCAAGACCACGGCCGAACAACTCGCCGAGACCATCCGCACCAGCATCCGCGCGGGCACCTACGTGTCGGCCAAAGCGCAGCGCACGGCGCGGCCCGCCACACCCCAAGGGCAGACGGTCGCGCAGCTGCTCGCGCTCTTTGACGCGGACGTCACGAGCGCCGACCCGCACACGCGCGCCACCACGAAAGCCGAGACGAAGCGCAACCTCGCGGCGTTCGCGGCCTTCAGTCCCGACAAGCGCAAGCTGGTGGGCGAGTGGCAGATCGCCGACGTCCAGATCGCCACCATCCTTGCCTTTCGCAACAGCGCGCCGATCGTCACGCTGAAAAACTCGACGTGGGCGAAGTATCGAACGCAGCTGGGGGTGTTTTTTCGGTGGGCGAAGTCTGAGCAGCACACCCGCGTGGATCCGTTCGATGGCGCACGACTCGACCAGCTGCGCGCGCTCCGGCGCGGCAAGGCGGGCAAACGCAGTCGGCGCGTGCTGGTGGCCGAAGAGTCGAAACTGCTGTGGGCGGCGGGGCGCGCGAACGGCGAATTGACGGCGACGCGCCTACAAGCGATCATCGTGGCCGCTGTCGAGACAGGGATGCGGCGCGGCGAACTACTGGCGCTGACCCGGGGTGACGTCGACCTGGCGCAACGGTCGATCCTCGTGCGCGCCACCGAAGTCGGCGCCTCCAAGACCGGCATCGCCCGCACGCTGCCGATGTCCCAGCGCTTACATGACGAGCTCGTGACGCTGCCCCAGACCGACCCCAACGGCGACGCGTTCGGCCGCGCTGCCTATCTGTTCGGCGACGAGATGGGCGGGCGCATCAAAACGATCCGGAAAGCGTGGCACACCGCTGTCCTGCGGGCGCACGGGCACGAGCCGACATGGGAAAAGACGGCGCTGAGCGCGGCCAGTCAGACCAAACTCAAACAGATCGATCTGCACTTCCACGACCTCCGGCACGAAGCCGGGAAGCGCTGGCTGGAAAGCAAAGCGTTCGACCTCGAACAGATCCGCCAGATGTACGGCCACACCACCATCGCGCAGACCGCGACCTATCTACACGCGGAGGTGGGCTCCAGTTTCGTCGCCATGCAGACACTCGACGCGCAGCGCGCGAACGCCAAAGTCGAGGCGGCGCGGGAGGCTGCGCGCGTGGCGAAAACGCGCCAGAGGCCATACAAATCACATACAAATGGAAAACCCGGCCTGTCGACGGCCGCTGGTCCGCGCTTGGTGAAACGCGATAAGTCTCGCGATGGTGTATAGTTACAGACGTCACGCGCCCGTAGCTCAGAGGATAGAGCACCCGCCTCCTAAGCGTTTCCAGATAAAAGCGTTCTGCAGCCGTGCGCGGTCGCCTGTCGGAATTGCTAACAAATTGACGCCTTTTGCGGACCACGGCGGTCGAGCGCTCCGCCGAAAACCGGCTGGAGGCCATACAAATCACATACAAATTCCCGCGCGCCGTTTTGACGTCGGGCGCGCGTCGTCGTCGTGGTGGCGCGGGCGGGCGCTGGAACGGCTCCAGAAACGCCCAGAAGCCGGGTAGGGCGCGCGTGGCTGTGGCCAGTGTTCGAACGTCCAGCGCGCCCGCCACGCGACCAGAGGGGCCGCCCTGAACGCCATCGACCGGTATGCCGCGCACGTGGTCGCGGGACGCGTCCCCGCCGGGAAGTATCACCGGCTCGCGTGCCAGCGCCACCAGCGCGACCGGGCGCACGAGCGCACGCGCGCGTTCCCCTACTGGTTTGACGTCGCGCGCGCGGAGCGCTTTTTTCGCTTCGCCACCCACCTGCGCCACTACAAAGGCCAGTGGGCCGGTCAGCTGATCGAGCTCGAACCCCACCAACAGTTCCGCCTCGGCTCGCTCTTCGCGTGGCGACACGTCAAGACTGGCCTGCGACGCTTCCGGACCGCCTACAACGAAGTGCCCCGCAAAAACGGGAAGTCCCTCGAAGCCGCTGTCGTCGCGTTGTATGAATCCTTTTTCGACGGCGAACCTGGCGCGGAGGGCTACTGCATCGCGACCAAACGCGAGCAAGCGAAGATCGTCTTTAACGACTGCAAAAAACTGGTGCAGTCGAGCGGGCTGCGCTCGCGCATCGCCGTCTTGACCGCGAACCTGCACCGCGACGATACCGCGTGCAAACTCGAGCCACTGGGCGCCGATCGCGATTCCACGGACGGGCTCAACCCGCAGATCGTCACCATCGACGAAGCGCACGCGATGAAGTCGCGCGGCTTGATCGACGTCATGGAAACGGCGACCGGCGCGCGCCGTCAGCCGATCATCAACTGGATCACGACGGCTGGCAACGATCCGTTCTCTCCGTGCGGCGACCAGCACGACTACGCCTGCAAGGTGCTCGAGCGCGTGCTGGTGGATGACACGTTGTTCGCCTTCATCGCGCACGCGGACGTCAACGACGATCCGTGGGAGGCGTCGACCTGGCGCAAGGCGAACCCGAATTTCGGCGTGTCGGTGCTGCTCGACGATCTGCGCGCGCTCGCGAGCAAAGCGCGCCACATGCCCCCGGCAGCCGCTGCGTTCAAGCAAAAGCGGCTCAACCTCTGGGTCCACACACTGACGCCGTGGCTGTCGCTCGACGGCTGGCGGCATGGGCAGTCGACGTGGTCGCTCGCCGAGATGGCCGGGGAGCCCTGCTACATCGGGATCGATATGTCCTCGAAGATCGACCTGACGGCCGTCGTGCTGCTGTTTCCCCCCACGGCGACGCGCCTGTCGTGGCGGCTGGTGCCGTGGTGCCTGACACCAGCGGACACCTTGGAGCACCGCGCCCACCGCGACCGCGCCACCTACACCGAGTGGCTGGCGCCGACGCCGCTCGGCCGCACGCTGCGCACGAACCCGGGCAACCGCATCGACCAGGACGTCGTGCGCGAGATGGTGCGCGACGCGGCCGCCCAGTTTGCGGTGCAGACGGTCGGCATCGATCCGTGGAACGCGGGCAACCTCGTCAAGGACTTGGCCGACGACGGGTTCACCGTCGTCGAGGTGCCGCAGAACCTCTCCCAGATGTCGGCGCCCTCGAAAGACTTCGAAGCGGATGTGCTCGACGGGCTCGTCGACGCGGGCGGGGATGCGCTGATGTTCTGGTGCGTCTCGAACGTCGTGGTCGCGCGCGACGGCAAGGACAATATTTACCCCACGAAAAAGCGCAGCCGGGGACGGATCGATCCCGTGGTCGCCGCGTTGATCGCGCGCAAACTGGCGAGCGCGCCCAGCCAGGCAGCGGCCGACGATCCAGACCTGATCGTCGCGTGACGAAGCGCGCTAGAATACCGACACCCCTCATGAGTGTGCCGCGCCGCCCGGGCCGCCCGCCACTCGACGCCAAAGATCGATCGGTGCCCGTCTGCATCAAAATGCCCGCGCGCCAGTACGATCAACTCTACGAACGCGCGCAGCGCGAACGCGTCAGCGTGCCGGATTTCATTCGCCGCAAACTCGCGGCCGATCCATTTAGCAATCCAAAATAGGGCGCCCGCCCTCTCCCCCCACACACTGACGCGCGGATGCCCCTGCTGTGGTGGCGACCGCCGTGTCTGTTGCGTGCGGTCCTCGTCAACCTCATCGAAGACAAAGACACCGCGCTGAAAGGCGTGCTCTGGCAAAGTCACGGCCCGTGGCTCGTGATGCGCGACGTCGCCATCGTGCGGCCCGGGCTCGCGCCGACGCCGATGGACGGCGAAGTGATCGTGCATCGCCGCAACGTCGCCTTCGTGCAGGTGCTGACGTAAATGGCTATCGTGCGCAGCGCG